TAAAGTATTCCATTTAGCCACCAACCAACCTTTTTTTGTGGGGCAGGCCCTCGGCCTGCGGCGGCCTCTCAGGCCGCCCTTCTTGCTCAACGCTATCCGAACGCCACCACGATCTCGTTGTCCGCCGTCCCCTGCGCCTTCGATCCCTGGAATTTCCACTGCAGCCGGTTATCGCTGTCGTCGAACTCAGGCACTACCGGCACCACGCTCATCATGTAAACGCCCACAACTTGCCCGGTTTGCTGGCCGAGTTGAAACATCACGCTTACCGGCGACTGCTGCCGCGCCGCTTGGTACAGTCCCTGCGTCGCGGCGTCGTCCAGTTCATACAGGCTGAAAGCCGCCGTCACGGACCGCGGCCCCGGCGCAATAGCCTGCGGCAGGTTGGTCCCGAATTCCTTCGACCTCAGGTCCAGGCCGTTGTCTAACTGGAATGTGCCGCTCGTAATTGTGTAGAACTGGCCGGGCGTACTGCCCAGCCACGCCTCTCCCATGTTCCCCGGCACGATTGAGTAGTCGAAGGAGCCGATGACCGGCTCCGCGGGGAAGCTGCTCAGTTGCCCCATCCCTGCCGCGAAACTGGAACTGTCGATCAGGTCTTGCGCCATTCCCTCGAATTCAAACTGGTGAAAGTCGCCGTTTACCGTTACGGTCATCCGGTTTACCGCCGCCCCGCAGAGAATCCGCTGCAGCGCGGTGCTGGGATCCCAATAATCGAAGATGCTGGCGCTGGGCAGTGCTGTCGCCGGAATATAGGAAATACTGGGAGCAATCTCGGTTCCCGCGGCCGGACCGCTGGAGAATGGGGCGTTCACCTGCACGGCCGTCGCGCTCACAATTGCCGTCACAAATCGGATTTCTCCGTTACAGGATACGCCTTGCCCCGCCACAAGCCCATGGGGCGCCGCGAAGACCAGTGAGGTGCCGCTCGAACCCGCCGCGGCCGTCCCTCCCGCGTACATTGCCGGAGAGGCGCCCATGCTGGCCTGAAACAGTGGTCCATAAGATGGACCGGAACTCTGTCCCCCCCAACTCGTCATGTAAGTTGTCACGTCGAAACTGGTCGTGCGCCGCAGCCCCGCGGGTATTCCGACGAACGTGCGGCTGCCTGTCTTGTCGCGCCGGTCGGCCTTTTCCAACTGATTCTTGGCCGTGAGCTTTACAGCCGGGAAACGGTTCTGCGCGGTAATCGCCGGCGTCTGCCCGTAGCTGCTTTCTAGTTCCGCGTAGAAGCGGTTGGAATTGGATGAAGTATACGAAGCCATAGCTTTAGTCGCTCACCCCAACTTCGAAACTGACCTTTCCTACCTGGATAAAGTTTTGTCCGCCATGCTTCACGAGCCCTAAGGCCGCTTCATAGCACCCGGCGTAGTACATACCTTCTCCCCAGTCGCCCCGGTTCTGGTCTAAAACCTGGGTCGTGGCATCGACATACAGTTGGAGTTGATCCTCGATCCCGTCCAGCCTGTCTTGCGAGACGCGCACCTCGATCGTCATGACGGCCTTGCCGGAAAAGTTCCGGAATTTTTCTTTGAGCTGGTTCACGATCTTCTCGCAGTACACGCTAACCGCTGGATACTGCGCGTCGGTGCTGCGCTCCGCCAGCTCAATCGGTACATTCTGGGCCAGAATCTGACTCCGTCCGATTGGCCGTGGAGTTGCGCTCTCGGCCTGAGCCAGTGTTGATACGCAGGCGTTCAGCCCCTGCGGTGCGGTCAGTAGCGTGACTACTTGCGCAGTGACCGTGCTGCCTACCCATGCCATGTTCTACCCCCTCTGAATAACTCGCGGCAAGGCGCGAAGATAGTCTGGCGCCTGTCCGCTCCCCGGTCCTTGTCCCAGGGTGGTTACTGGCCCTGCCTGGACCCAAACTTGACCCAATGCCAGCGCCGGCGCATTCTGTAGCGCCATCGCCGTAGGCGACAGCCCTACGTAAATATTCCAGGCCGTCGCGTTGGCCGGTTGATTGACCGGCTGGGCCACCAGTGCGTTCCCGGCCGCCACGGTAAGGACGCTCGGATTACTGGCCTGCCCCTCTTCGCCCTCCGCGTTCAACCACGACACGCTCGCGCAGTACGTCGTTGCGGGTTGACCACCGGGAAGGGACGTCAGTTGCGGCGGAGCTGCCTGCGAAATCGGGTCGGCCGCGATGCCAAGCCCGGTCTGCATGAGCTTGTCCATCGCCCACATCGCCAGTTGCTGATACTGGTCACGCTTGCCCTTATAGCGGTCGTTCAGTTGATTGAAGTAGGCATCCTGATACACCAGTGTCAAGGTTTGGAACACGTGCCAAAGCTGCAGCGGCGGCGTGACTACGATGTTGTTCAACTGTGGGTCAGGTTGCAGCCAGAACTGCCAGTCGTAGGTGTTGCTGCGCTGCAGAAGGGTTGTCAGTTCGATTCCAAGTCCTTGCTGTGCCAGGGTTAGTTTTTGGCTGAGGTCGATGTTCTCCGTCTGCGCTGTCGCCAGGACGGAAGAGTCCTGGCCCGTGAGATCCTGGATCGTCGATATCCCGTCCGTGAATAGCGCCATCGTCCCGGCCGCCTACTCTTTGCCCGCCGGTGCGACGCTCTTGAGCTTGCGTAGCTCAGTGGGCGAAATGACGGTGAACTGCATCCGCGACGCCGCCGCGAGTTGATCGGCTTGCCGCTTCGCCTCCGCCTTCTGCTCTTGGAACTCTCGCGCTTCCTCAGCCGTCGCTAGCCGCGCGCCGCCCTCCACGATCATCCTCGCCGCGATGCGCCGCGGAACCTCGGTGCGTACTCCTTGCCGTCCTCCATCGGGCGTCTCGTGGCTGACCAACACCACCGACGGATCTTTTAGGTTCTCTTCCATCGCTCGAATCTTCTTGAAATACACTTGTAAGTCCATGGTCGTCTCTTGTGGGGTCGGGCGCGCCGACCCCCCTTTCTTGTTGTTGGCCTGAGTCGATCCTAGCGTGTGTGCCAGCTAGGTATTCACCTGAACGCCAAAGTTGTTGCGGATAACTGCGCAACCGTAAAGCACGTCCACCGTGAACTGCTGGGCCAACGTATTTGGTTGGTAGCTCATCACTACGCGCATTCCGAAGTTCCCCATCTCCGCGTAGTGCGCCACTGCGCCGGTGCCGTACAGCGGCTGCGGCAGTCTCCTGATCACCAGACCAATCGCGGCCTTAGTGAAAGCCAGGTTGTGGGTCGTCATGGGCGAACTGCCGGTGTACGCAACGAACTGCGACCGCATCACGAAGAAGTCCTTGATCTTCCCCACCGCGCCGTCGATCAGAGCCCGCAGTCCCGCCTCGCCGGCGGTCTGGAATTCGCTGAAGCGTTCGATCTGCCGCAATGCGGAATATGTCGCCGCGTCCACCACCAGGAACTTCGGTTCCGACCCCGGAACCTTGGCCGAGAACAAGGCGCTCTCTGCCTGATCGATCACCGCTTCCACCAGCGGTGTACCCGGCGTGCCCACCGGTGTGTTCGCCGTAAACCCGGCAAACAAGTTCAGCAGGCTTGTCTCAATGCTCTCGGCGATCGCCACCACCGCCGGTTGCATGTAGACCTGCAGTAAGTCCGGAACCGCCAACACTTTGGTAACGTCCGGAATCTGGAAAGTCGCCTCGGCGTGTGTGTTCAGTACAATCTGCGCATTCCCCAGGTTAGGGTTCTGCGGTTGAACTTGTCCGCCTTCGGCGATGTTGTTGGCTACCAGCACCGGGGGAATCGGGATGTTCACCGTGTCCCCGGCCTGTGCCAAAACCGGTTCGTAATCGCGGTTGACCAGGTTACCCATCACTAGGTTCCCGACCAAGGCAGGCAATGCGTCTGCCGCCACCAGCTTCACAATCGCGCTGGCCACATTCGCTGATGTAATTATCGCCATTCATTCTCCTAAGTTGAGCAGGCTCGTGTGCCTGTCCTTTGAATTCAGGCATTCCTGCCTGTCGTGCCTATATGCCGCGCAGGTTCTGCGAAGCGACGCGCAGAATCTCCTTCCGCACCTTTTCCATCTGTTCGGAACTCATTCCCGGCCGGATGCCCTCGATGTCCACGCTTTCGGTACTCTCCCGCGGGGCCTTGTGCGCGCCGGTTATCCCCGATCCGCCGGGTATCCTCGCAGGCAGGAACTCTGGATTCTCACTCACGAAGTTGCTCAGATACTCTTTGAGCGGCACTTCGCCTTCGTCGCTGCGCGCCAGCAGCCGGCCGTCCTCCGCGCGGAATACGCCGTCATGCACCGCGCGGTATGCCAGGTCCACCTTCGCAACCCCCAGTCGCTGTAGCTCCGCTCGTATCGCGGAGCCTTTTTCCGCCTGGTCCGCCGCCTGCCGGCTGCGCTTGCTTTCTTCTTCCACTTCGTTCAGCCGCCGTTCCAGTTGCTCGCGGCGCTTGCGTTCCTCCAGCAACTCGGTCTTGTAGGCCGGTTCGCTCTTGGCCTGCTGCTCTTGGAGAAACTCCTGAACTGCTTGTTTCACGATCGCTTGTACGTCTGTGTCTTCCATAACCTCCTCTTTTCCCAAGCCGTGCTCTAAAAGAAGTTCAGCTCTGCGCCTCAATCTCCTGCGCAATCTGAGTCTTAATCTCCTGCCGCACGTCCGATAAGAACTTCAACGCCAGTTTCTTGAAGACCTGTTTCTTCAGCGTCTCGGATTCGATTCCTAAAGTGAGCAGCTTTCGCGCGTCGTCTAATTCATTGCTGAAATCCGCGATGTCGAATTCATCCAAACCTGAAACGTCGATCGAGATACTATCCTGGCGTGCCACCGCGATGGCCCGCAGGACTTGCTTCATCGTTTCCTTCACCGCGCCGCCGTACGCTCGCAGCACCTCTTGTGTGATGCTGAAATCCCTCTGCTTGCTGGCGCCCGATTGGTGCTGGCTCGATGAGTCCGGCCCGGCTGCGTGCGAAATCAGATAGCACACCCGGTAAATCTCGTCTTTGAGCTGAATCAAGTTGTCTGCGGCGATCTGGTAAACCTTGCCTTCCGGTTCGGTCCACCCGAATCGGTCTCCCGGAGCCAGTTGGATAAAATAGGAGTCGCCCACGATTTGGTTCCATTCCCGTTCCGAGTAGATTACCGGAGAGGCGAATAAACCCATCGTGAGCGCCCAGGAAAGCGCGTTAGACTTGTTAAAGTGCT